GCTTCTATTTTAGATAATAGTGAAATATAGCTTGTCATAATACTGCTGATTCTTGTACTTTATTCATCTTTTTCTGCATTGAAGTTACGTCTGATTCTACAACTACCGCCTTAACAATCATCTCCCCACCTTGATTAGAAGATTGACTTCCATTAATTGTATTGGCATTATTATTTGCACCGAACAAATTAACTTGCGGAGTAGCTTGTTGCGTTGAAGTTCCACCGCCACCGCCTCCACCTGGAGCAGTACCACCTACAGTTCCACCACCACCTAGAGCAGAAAGTCCTTTAGCAGTTGAAGCAACGATTGAAGCTATACTAATTCCCGCACTTATTTTGTTTCTTGCGATTACGGGAATAGCTGAAACGCCACTTGTTGCTATTGCTTGTGGAGTTGCCAAAGCTGCTGCATTTGCTGCTGCTGTACTTATGATTACTTTAGCCACCCCGATAGCATTCTCAGCTATCAATGCTGCTTTTTGAACTGCTTTATTCTTTTCGAATATAGATTTTATAACGCCTATTCCCGCACTAACTCTTGCTATGTCTTCATTCTGAATTGCTGCCTTTGCATCCGCTACCGCTTTTGCTTCTGCTATTTCTTTAAGAGCATTTTCTTTCATCATAGCACCCATCTTTGCATAGGTTTCTGCTTCTAATGCTAACTGCTCCGCTTTCTGCGCTGCTCTATTATCTTTAGATGTTTGAACTGCTGTGTCTAATTCTACTTGATAAGCTGCACGTAAAGCCTTGTCCGCTTGAAATTCTTCTTCAGCATATAATGCAGCAAGTCTAATCTTTTCGGCAGATGTTAATTTAGCATTAGTTTGTAAATCTTCTAAAATTCTTTTGTACTTAGTTTGATTTAAAACGATTTCTTTTTGGATTCCCTCTTGCATTATAGAAATCTCAATGTCTTCAATTTGTCTAATAGCTGCTAATCTATCCGCTCTGAATTGTTTCTCCGCTGCGATTCTTGCTTTATACGCTTCTTGCGCTTTTTTAGCAGCATCTTGTGTTGACTTAGTTTCGTCTTCAGATTCTTTAGTTCGTTCTTCTTTTTTACGGTTAGATTCTTTTTTGTCTATTACTTCAATTTTATGTTTAGCATCTTCAACAACTTGAACTTGCTCATTATATGTTTTTCTTAATTCAATTACTTCTTCTTTACTTAAATCACCGCTTATTTTTGCAGCATAAACTTTTGCCTTAATAGCTTCTAAACGCGCTTCGGCAGTTTTTAATATTTCAACTTGTTTTTCTTTTTCAAGTTGAACTGTATTTTTACCATCAAGTTCTGCAAGTTCTATCTCTCGGTCATAAGCTGCTACAACTTTTTTACTTTTTTCTTCGTATGCATCCGCAGTTTTTTCTGCTGCTGCTGCTTGTTTATCTGCTGAATCTTCCGCTGCATTGTTTGTTATTCCTAACCAATCAGTAAAGTCTTTAAGTCCTTGGATAACTACGTCTATAATATCACCAATAAATTCAAATGCTTTACCGACTGCGTTTAATATTGGCTTTAATATTCCCAGCTTATTCATTACTACTCCGATGATAGCAACGATAGCTACAATGGCAGCTACTAAAAGAAAGATAGGATTTGCAAGTAGTGCTACTCCAAATTGAATAAACGCTTTAGTCAAAGTTCCAACTGTAGAAACTAAACCTTTGATACCGTTACCAATTGTTGAAGGGTCAATTGAGCCTAAAGCCTTTTTGAAAGTCAACGCTTTCTCCGCTGCTCCTTCAAAATCCATATTCATTAAATCTCCCTTAAGAGCCGAGAATGAATTAGATACCGCTTCAAATTTACTTCCCGTTGCAAAAACTGCAATTTGTTCGTTAGCGTCTTTTATTTGGTCTGATAGTTCACCCGCTTTCATAGCGAGTTCTTGCATTTGTTTAGGGTCAGTCGCATTTGCTAACTCTCCCTTCAACTCACGAAGTTCTGCTTTAATAGCTGCTAAGCCATTTAATTTAATAGGTATCTCAATCGGTGATGAAGCCATATCTTATAATGGTAATTTTTTAATTAGTGTTTTAAAGTTTAATATTGAGAGATTATCCACCAACCTACACCATCCGATACAATCATTCCCGCTCTACCCGTTGCGATTGTAATACTTGAAAGTCCTTCTATCTTATCAGTACCCGAAGCCAAAATAGTTAAGTTACCAGAACTAATATTTTTACCTATCAATATTCGACCTAAACTATCAGCTGCCAATGGTAAGGTAGTAGTTTTTGAAGGTGAGTTCATTATGAAGATTCTATCACTTGGCTCAATAGTAAATGATTCGCTTACCGTTCTAATGTCTCCACTCGGAGGAGTTATGTTTACATATCTTTCAGTTACTATGTTATCGTCTCCGATAATCATTCCTCTTGTACCGCTTAACACTACGTTATTGCGACCTTTAATAACTACGTCAGCGCCTGACATCACCACGTTGTTATTATCTACGCTCGTTTGAAGAATAGATTTTGTAATGTGACTTACTTGTGAAGCAACGGGTAATTTAGGAATCTTATAATTGAATGGTGCAAAGTCAATTTCTGAATCTATGCTTATCAATTCAACCTTTGTAAATCCTTTTACATTTGCGTTATAGTCGATAATTTTGTTTATGTTCCACCATGAATTATCTATTCGAATTTTATCATTTAATCGCATTGCTTGGATGTCGCTTTCATTCAAATCAAAGTAAGCAATTAACATTTTACCCGTATTGATTTGGTTAACCGTTCTTCTCCAATACTTATTATACAAATTATTGTTCGTTGGATTGATTCCATTGTAGTAGTAGAAATCACAAGTCGCAAAGTTCAAGTCAAAAGTTGGATTCAATGGATTGTCAAAGTGACCTAACAAAGGGTAAGTTGTTAAACCTATTTCTCCCGTCGTGCCATAATCGTAAATATTATAAGCGTTACAAGTATCAACTCCACCATCTACTAAAATTCTAATGTTTGTTTTAGGCGCACTACCAGCTATAAATGGAACATATGCATCGAATGTTGTTTTACCTACGGGAGTAGGACTAAAAATCATTTCTTTAACGTCTATTCCTTTCTGATATTCAGTATCAAAAATATATTCAAGTTGTCCGTAAATCTCATTAGTTGCTCCTACATAATCTTTATTCGGTAAATCCTCATCCGCCTTGTACGTGAGAATCATTTTCTTTGCAGTAATGTCGGGAAGAAATACTAATTCTTGGTCAATGTCCTTGCATAACTTTTTAGTCCAATCTACTACGTTACCGCTATCGTAGTAATCGTCTCTATGCTGAAGTATTAAATTGTTAGGCGCAGTCTTATCAATCTCAACGAATAGGTTAAACATCGAAAGTATACCTTTCACAAAATCACGCTGCTTTAATTTCTTAGGAATAAACCTATTCATTTCAATAGTCGAGCCTGAGCCAATTATATTAGTTCCAGGTTGAACAGTCATTGTGAGACTATTCACGTCAAGTATCATGTCAACTTGTACGTTTGTACCGCCCAAACTATTTGCATCCTTCCAAAGTGGAGAAGTTCCGAATTGCTCTACTCTAACACCAATCTTTGCAGTAATAACATCGGTAGGTACTAAACCACTAACGGGTACACTTGCGTTAAATGTATCGTTTATAAATGTAGTTTGTCCCGAAGCTAAAGCAGAAGGTGAAGCGTTACGAATGTAACTACCTAAACCTAATATTGGAGTTGTATTATACAAAACTCCATTCTTGTACATTTGAATAGTAGGGTAATATCTATTTCCCGCATTTAAAGAAGAAGAATATAAATAAGCACTTGCAGCAGTTGTATTGTCAAGTATAAACTCCAAATCAATATTGAAATTAAATACAATAGCCTCTCCTCCCGTTACATAAAATGGAACTGTATATTCTCCCGTTGTTGGATTGAATAATAATTCGTTATCTTGTATTTCAGTCAAGTTGATTAAAGGGTCAACACTTGTAACGTTTGTTCCCGATGCTTGAGTAAATGTAAAAGTACTTATATCCGTTGCTATAACCTCAAAGTTTGCATAGTCAAGAATCGGTAAGTCTCCATTGTAAGGTATAATCAATTGGTCAAATTTAGCAGCTGCGCTTGTCGACCAAGTATAGCTGAATCCATTTGTTGCAAATATAGAATCGAAGTATCTCTTCACATAGATAGCAGGACGCATTTCTTTAAGCGGGTAAACATTGTCTCCCGACCAGGGCAACAAATATTTATAACCATCCGTTACCGTATTAGTAAACGTAGCGACAACATTACTAGCAGTTATTATGTGGTCTAATTCACTAAAATCTAAATCAGTCAAGTATTTATTGTCTAACTTCGTGAACAAATCAGATGTAGCATCCTTGACCATTAACTGATACTCTACCTCTTGTTCGTAGTTGCTATTTGGCTGCGACTTGTTAACCGATAATAGTTGTAGGTAACAATCTTCCATTATGGGAATGCCATCTTGAATTACCGCACATTTAGTCAAAGCGTTAATGTCAAATGTACCCGCTACTATGTTTACATCGTAGTAGTGATTAAGTAAATCATTATTGTTCTTGCTACCTATTGCAGTTAACGTTTTAGAGTTTGACCCTTTCTTTTGCGTCAAATCTCTAACATCTCCCGAAGCAAAGTTCAAAGGGAAATTACTCCCCTCTTTAATATCTATGAAACCATTTTCAAGCTGAATTCTAACCATTGATTACGTTTTGATTTGATGGTTTAACTGTAAGTGATTTTCTGATTAGATTCTTGTTTCTTGACTTTTCAACTTCAAAGCTAGTATCTACAATTTGCACCGCCTGATATGTTTCTCCAATCTTTAAAAAAGCCAATGGAGTAGAAACCAATTCTTCAAATAGAACTGCCATTTCCTCAGTCATGTAGTTCGTGTTTAAGTCGATTGTACTTTCTAATAATACACTTGCGTTTGTCATTCCAAAATCAGTAGGGAAATAGTTCCAACGAGAAGAAGAAACATAACCCGCAACGTCTCGATTGAATTGAGTTCGTTGTACGTTTCCTTTGTCATAGCTTCTAAGTTGAAAAGCAAATGAAGGGAATGAGCCTTTTCTATCTAAAAACAAAATCTCGTAATCTTCAATTTTGCAACGCTTATCTAAGTTGACTCTATACTTAACTGAAAACTGCGCTCCTACGCTTGACGCATACCAAAAATCGTAGTAGGTAGTATCAGCTTCGACTAGTCCACCCGTTCCGCTCACCGTTGTCAATGCGCCTACATTATTCACTCCAACAGTCACCGCTGTGATTACATTGGCATTACTTACCGCTTTTTTAAATACGCTTCCATTACTATTCTCAAAGTACATGAAGCCCGTAGATACCGATTGATTCGGCACGTTTACGATTAGGTCTTGCTCAGGAGTCGCATAGAATCCCGTTTGCGGAATCGATGTTAAAAGTAAATCAGTAGCAGTATTTGAATTGTAGTTTGATTCGTTGTAGCTTATCCAATCAATCCAACTAAATGCAGCATTAAAGACAACCGCTCTTGATACCGTTACAACTGCCAACGTTTGTGTCTTACGATTGTCAGCATAGTAGACACTCCCGTTTATCGTTGCATCCGTTACCTCCGACCATAAAGCCGAAACAGTAAAGTCAGTTGTTCCCGTAATCGCAGTAACTACGAACAAACCTTCCAATTGTGGATTGGCTACTCCGTTATCAGCTTGAACGATTCTCACTTGGTCACCAACTACAAAAGAATGTGTAACTGTTACCTTGACGTTCCCTCCGTTGTTAGATAGTGAAGCGGTATAGTTTACTCCCGTAATGTATTCCTCTCCGATTCTCACATCGTATTCGTAGAAAGAATTTGCAGCATTGTACATCGTTCCACTCGGTAAATCATAGGAAACTTTATTGCTTAGTAGCTTCGATAAATCTTGCTCACCGTAGCCACTTGTTACCAAAGGAAGAACTCGATACTCAGCTATTTGTGAGCCACCGTATTGACGTACTTGAAAGATATATTTGAATCCTAATTGATTCTTGTTAGTAGAATCGTAGATGTACTTTAACTCATTGTAAGCGGGTGAGAAAGTAAAAGGTTTTGCGATTAGTGTTATTGCCATATTCTATAATGGTGTTTATTTCATTCGTGTTTTAGAAGCTGAAGTATGAATCGTCAGTATAATAGTTGTCCTTTATAAATCTACCCGCATACTGAATAGCATCCATCGCATCGTCAAACAACTTGATTGGCTCATCCGTAATTGCATCCCCGACTTTCTTCCATTTGTAGTTTTCGTATTCACGTTTCAAGTTAGGATTGTCAAGGCAGTAAACACCAAAAGTTTTGATATTGTCGATTCCTTTCTTGACTCCCTTTGTTGCGTTGTTTATGTTGTACCCCGCTATCTGAATTTCTGCTATTATCTCTGGTCTTGAATGGTCTCCTAATATATCAGCATTTTTGTCGATGCCTAATTCATTCATTCGCTCAATCAACATAGTAGTAGTCAAGTAAGATTCATAGATAACCGATTCAACGAAGATGTCCTTTTCATTCCAATAGACTTTCATTAATGCGGTAGGGTGATTGTACCCGAAGTCTAAACCGTAACAAAACGATTCAAACCTGGAAGGCTTCTCTTTCACAAACTGCCAATTCGAATAGATGTTTGTTTTGCTTATGGTCTTCTCACCTAGCGCATAGATTTGGTATAGTGCTTCATCCGTTCTTTTAAGGTCTTCGATTTGTCGCTTGATGCTATCGGGTAGGAATGGATTGTCTTTGTATGTTGATTTGATTAGTACGCTTTCGTCTTCGGGTAGTTCGTAAAGCCAGGATGAACTATCAGATGGATTGTAATCGAATATCATTGTAGATTCAGTCCTCATGTTTAACTGCTGAAAGTCTTCAAACCAAAGTTCGTTCGCTTCATTGCACCATCCAATGTCACGCTTTCTTCCTCGTATCTTCTGCTCGTCATCTACCGAAAAGAATTCAACGATTGAGCCATTGCCAAACCGATAAATATTCTCAGACTTATTGTGGTTAGCCACGTCATAGATTCCCAAATCCTTCATAATCTCAAAGAAGTCTCGCATGACTGTTGCCCGTAAAGCTGGAAAAGTCTTCCTAACTATACTCACTACCTTGTTAGGATTTTGTAAGCAGTAGACGATTATAACCTGACAAATTGAATAGGTCTTAGAAGAACGTGAGCCACCTTGATTGATTATGAAACGAGTAGCTGAATCAGATAGCGCAGTAAAGTTCTGCTCAAAGATTTTAGTTGCCTTGATTTCCACTTACAATAGTTACTTTGATTTCGTTTATCTTTTCACCTTGACTTGTAACGTCAGTTTTCTCAGTTAACGAATTTAATCTTTGTGTGATTGATGGATTGAATTGCCCAACCATACCCCCCTCGATTTGGTCTTGACGAATGATTCTCTTTATGCGTGAGCAGATAGTCAGATATTCTTTATACGCATTATCTTGATTATTGAAATATTGGTGAACGCATCCTATTTTCTCCTCGCAGTAATTCTCAAAGCCTTCCATTGTATACGGAGGAATGTGAAACTCTGACTTCACTCCCGTTGCGGTAGCCTTTTGTATCTCTCTTGGTTTTAAGCTACTCTTGTACTCTTCGAATAGTTGATATAATTTCTCTGGTGTTTCTATGTATTTATGTTTTGCCATGATTCGTGTTTTTCTAGTTTTCTTGATAGCACATTTCTTGAAATACTTCTCTCGGTACTTCGTTGAATTCTATTTTCTTAATGTCTGAATAAAATACGCAGTAAGAATATTTAGCTGATTTTAGCAATTCTTTGATTCGCTTCCATTCATGAAAATGTAGTTCTTCATTGATTACTGCAATATAGTATTTATCCTTTGACACTTTGAATATAGTTGAACGCTTGAAAAAGTAGTTGTATTTGTCTTACGTCTGATTTGATGAAGTTAGAATTCATCTCTATGACTACTCCCTTATGTTGAAATATGTATTCTTTCACCGTAGCAATCATTAAGTCGAAATTCATTTCTTTTTAGTTCGTGTTTTTTTAGTTGGTTGAATTTGACTGTTATAGTCATAAGATACTACTTTTGTATTCTCAGTTTCTTCTACACTTACAATTGTGTCTCCTACAATTTCTTCAACTGTTTCTTTAGCTTCAAAAATATGTTTCAATCCGTTTTTAAAATACCATTCATATTGTTTCTCTAGTATCTTGTCGATTACTACACTTTGATTTCCTAAAACACTATTATAAATAATAACGGTCTTTCCTTTAAATTCATCTTTTATCTTCATTTTTCTCATATTCGTTTGTGATTAAAAACATTAAATAGCTAAAAATAGTCGCAGCTATAAATTTATTTTGGTATTCGTGGCTATTCCAAATCATTACGCTCATTCCAATTGCTAAAATAAACGTTATTAGTGCTATCCATCTACTCATAATGGTCTTTTTTTAGTTCGTGTTTTAATTGTCGAAGGTCATTCTTCATTTCAGTAATCATTGCATGGGCAGTAAATACCGAAATATTGAAATGTTCTGCTATGCTTCGGGTAGTATTATATCCTTTATCGTGATAAGTCTCAAAGAAAATTAACTTAATTCTATCGTCTACGGTATTACGATATATTTCAATGACTGATTTCTGCTCTTGATAGTTCAACTCAAAAAGAATCTTGTCTTTTATTTCGTCTTCAGCTTCTTCAATCGGAAATTCATTCTCTACGCTATTTACTATCTCTATTTTGCTTTCAGTATCTCGGAATAGTAACTCGCATTTGATGAAATGAAAGAGAAAATCTTTAACATTTCCGTATTTAAACTTTGATTCGTTTTTTAGACAATTTAGATAAGCGTTTGATATTACAGTGTCGGCTTCAATTCGTAGATTGATACGATTCAATAGGTACATCGTGTATTTCTTTACATCAATGTAGTTTGTTTGTAGGTATTTATCTAGTAAGTCCTTCATACCATATAAAAAAGTCCTTAATAAATATCTTCCGCCTTACCATAGAGCAGAAACAATCCTTGCTTTTGATTCCGTTTATTCTTGCATAAATAGCATCTAACTTTTTACATGATACTTTTGAAGTCTGAATAGTTGAATCAGCTAATTTGATTGATTCAATATAGTCTAGTTCATCTTGTTCAAACATAACGAAAGAATGTAAGTTGATAACGATGTGATACAAGCGAATGTAAAACTACCTGAGTAAATCAATCCACTCCAAAAGCCAATACACTTGAAACAACCTAGTCCAGAATAAAACCAATTTGTTAAAAAGTTAATCGGTAAATGGTCAAAAATCCAATCTATCACAAACTGAATAGGCTCAAATTCTACAAACCACCAAGCAAAAGCTACAATAATTAAATACTCCATGACGTTTTTTTCGTCAAATATATGATTAAATTCTAATCAATGCCTTTATAAAGCAAATTTATTATGAAAATGTAGATTAGATTTCTCATTCTTTCGTGTTTTTATAGGTTTCATTGTAGTATTGCTCTGCTCTTCCAATGTTAGGGTCAATGTTTGTTCCCATCGAATCATAGACCGCTTTTATTATCTGCTGCTTTTCCATTTCTAACCTTGATTGAGCATCAGATATACATAAATTAATACAATTAACTAATATTGGTGCATTTTCTTTACATATGTATAATGTATCTTTCAACCATTCAATGTGGTCTTGCATTGCTGTTTTCATTCCGTTTCTTTTAAATATAATTCAATTACTCTAATGCTCTTCTCTAGGTCATCTCTGAATTGTCCTTTCTTGCGACATCTTACAATCCTTTTAATCACATCAAATTCATATGCGTTCAATTCGTGTTGACTGGCGAATAGGTAAAGGCTTCCATTCGTGTTATCGTAGTGAATATCTTTCATTCCTTTAGTTTTAGTTTGTATTTCAAAAGTAATTCTTTTAATTCAATCTTCGTGAATTTTCTTGTTTCATATGCTTTTTCACGCAAAATAATGAATTCTTCTTTCCCTATTTTCTTCTCCAGGTTGATTCCGTATTCGATTAGATTTCCATGCAAAAATGTATTACAATATTCACATTGAAGATGAACGTTGTTTTCGTCAAATCTTACGTTGGCATGCCCTCCCGAACTAAAATAATGACCAGCATTTTCTTTCTTGCATGGCTTGTTACATGATATACAATTCAATCCTTTGTCTCTTTTCCGAATCCAAGAATTAAACACTTGCTGCGTTAACTTCAAATAGTCTTGCAGCGTCAATAAATCTTCTTTTTGTTTAATCTTCTTCTCCTTTTTGATAGCAGATAGATTCTTCAATGCTTGTGCAGTTTTCAAACATACACCGCAACGATTGGTCTTTATGGTTGAATTAAACTTTTGCTTTGGCTCAAATTGTTCTTTACAAGTCTTGCAATATTTCATCTTTTTGTTGTTTATTTAATTCTTGCTTCAAATATAAAATTTCCAATCGTAAACTACTATTAATTCGCTCAAAAGTAGCATTATCATCTTCAAGCATTTTAAAGACTTTTAAAGCATCGTTGAGGTCATTTGCTTCTCTTTCTATTGCTTTTACTTTTTCCTCGCTTAAATTGGCTAATTTCATTCTAAAAAGCAATCTATTGATGCTTATCTTTATGTTTAGTCTTGCGATTAGTATATCAGTTGACTTCATTTATTCGTGTTTTAAAATGGTAAACTATCGTCAAAATTATTATTTTGCTCCAATGCTTTATAAAAATTCTGCACTTCTCCAGGTAGTGGATTGTATTTTTTTACCTCACCTCTTTTTGCAGCGTAAATTTTATTATGAGTATTGGGTGCAGCAACATCAATGTCATAATACGTCAAAGTATTTAAATCAAAATGAATATCAATTTTACCTACACTACCAACTGAACGTGGTTTTATCTTATTAAAATGTATTTCAGCTTGATTATGCTCAACGTCAGCACGATGTACCGTAATCATACATTTACCACTATTAAACCATTCACTACCTCCTTTTAAATCGTAAGGGCTTGGCGGATTTCTGACTCCGTTTATCTTTTCAGTAAGTTTAGGATGTATGATTGTATGCAAATGCAAGTTATGTTGTTCCGCTATGTGATTTCGATAAGGTAAAACTACTTCTAAATATGTTGCATAACCTCCGTATTTTTCATAATCATGGCTCATATCTTTCCAGCTATCTATACTCGCAGTATGTAGTTCTTCAGTTTGTTTAATACTTGCTGCTATATCCCAAAACTGCATCGGAGTCAATTTTGCTTTAACATCCGTTTTAGTCAATACTTTAAAATGTTCCGTTACCCATTTGATGTTATCTTCAATCTCAGCATCGGTAATTGAATTGACTTTTTTAGGGTCAAAAGTCTTGCTTGTCTTTTTATGAATGAAATCTGCAATTATTTCTACATTGTTACCAACATCGGGAAAATATATTAAATGCTTCCATCCGTAAAATAAAGAAGTATTCATAAGTAACTCCATTAATACTTGAGTTTTACCGCTCATAGGAAACCCAGTCCAATCAGTACAATTACCTAACTGCATTGAATAGTGTTTATCTATCTTGTCAAATCCTAAATAAACTCCTTTATCGTGATAGTTATCTCTATATTCCTTTAGTTGTTTAATAACATCTTTAGGCTCTGTTATTTTAAATCCTTCCATTATTGCCATGCTGCTTTAAATTTAACATTTGATTGTGTTGCTTGAGCATTTAAATACCTTGTAAAATTATCGTTTCTTAAAAAGTGAGAAGGAGTACACATATTATTTTCATTTACCCAAGCAGAATTACACATTTCTTTAAAAGCAATATCAAAATCTTCAGCAGTATAATTTAATTTTTTAAGTAATAGTAAGTTGTTTATGTCGGTAGGATTTAAAGTCTTGAATTTACCTACTGAATTTTTATATTTCAACTTAGTATTATTAAACCATAAAAGAAATTTATCTACATCTTTCTTTAATAATTTAACTTCTTCTTTCTCTTTCTCTTTCTCTTTCTCTTTCCCTTGTGCCTTACCCCCTTCGCTACCCCCTTCGCTACCCCCTTCGTTAGGGTTTAGAATTATTTTAGTTTTACCCTCAAAACCAAGCACTTGAGCATCTATACTATGCTTTTGTGAAAGATACGCAAACTTAGACATTTTAGAAAGTTCATTAAAATCAGGCTCTATTCCTTCAAATTGTTTTTGTAACAACGCCCATAAAAATTCACCCCTTTCATTTTTGGTAAGTTCTTTGGAAACATCATAATAACTTCGATAAAAGTTAAATGCTTTTCTCATAAATAATTTGTTAAATAAAAAAGCCTTTGCAATCCATAGGGGTTCGACTTCCTACTTCATACAAAGGCTAATTAAAATTCCTTTCGTTACTTATTGTCGAACCGTAACGTATACTATTAAGACGTAATTTTTAACTAAAGGTTGCTTTTCTTGATAAAGTTTTTTGAATAAATACCTCTTCTCGAATCACATTCGTCTTCCCATTCATCTAAAAGCCATACATCGTAGACTAAGTCGGGCAATATATCCGCCTTTTTGACTGCGTCTTCTTTACTGTTTGCATTACCAATCCAAAATGCTGGTTGATTCTCTCGGTAGTAAAACACTTTGTAGTAAGTCTTCATATCACCAGGTTATTATCGTTTACAATTTCTCTTATTTGTTCTCGGAGATATTCAGCCATGTTATGTTCATCAGATGTTGCCTCTCGATTTTGGTAAATTCCATGCTTAGTAGTGTATCTTAGTAATTGGTCAAGCTGCATTACTGTATGTTTCCAATCGAAAGCCTCTAGTGCTAGTTTAGCATCTTCTTGGTCATCGTATTCAATTGTTATCTTCATAGTTTTTAGATTTAAATGTCCAGTTTTTTAGTTAATAAACATGACAAAATGGAGGCTTTTACACCTCCGTTTTATTAAAATGGTAAATCAGTATTTGAAGATTGCATTGACATTCCCGTAGGCTTTGCTTCCGTTTTTTCAACGTATTCCGCTTTTACAATCTTGCCATCAGTCCAAGCTACCTTTCCGTTACCTACATATTTCTTCGGCATTTTGGACTCTCGGTCTTCTTTCGACTGCGCTACGAAGATACTTGCGTTGTTTCCGTAATCGTCTTGTTTTTCGTTTACACTCATGGTATACTTATCGTAACCACCTTGTGCATTTTTGATACTGAAATTAATTAAGCTAGACATATATTTATTTATTTATTTGTTACTATTTTTTTTCGGCTTGGACATTTTTCTTTTTGTTTCTTCAGAATGTTTTTTACCAAGCCTTGATAAACCTATTTTGTTTTTTGTTTCTTGAGAAACTTTAAAATTTAATACTTCAAATTTATGAATTACATTTTCACTTTGAGTACACCATTCTAAATTATCTACTCTATTATCATTTTTAATTCCATTAATATGATTAATTATAGGTTTATTATTTTCATTTTCTACAAAAGCAAAACCAACTAATCTATGAATTAAACAACTTTTACTAATGTTATTTTTATATAAAACAACTCTAACATATCCTTTATTGTGTCTATGTTTTAATTGAATGTTGTTTTTTAAACTAATTACATTACCTAAATTTGACACTTCATATAGTCCTTCATAGCCGACTACTGGCATCCATACTTCTTGCATTTTTAAACAGTTAAATAACGCAGTTAAAAAGAAACGTGGAAGGTGTAACTGCTTCACTTTTCAAACGGCTAATTACTTCCGTTCTATCCACGTTGCTAATATACAAAAAATTAAATGATTAACAAAGTATTTTTTTAAGTGTATTATAATAATCTCGTGCCTCTTTGACCCGTTCAATTATCTTTGCTTGTGCTTCTTCGTCTTTTTGCACAATAAATCTTTTTATTCTTAACTCATTCGGTATTTGGTCAAAGTTATGTGAAAGCTGAACTGCATTTCTAACATCTAAATCTTCGTCAATTAAATGTAGTTTCCAATGCTCTCGTCTTACCTCATCTTCAACTATCTCAAACGGAGTATTCATCAAACAATAAACCAATTCACTAGTATCGTGACCCGTTAGCATCATGTACCCTTGCAGTTGCCAATAGTAATCTTTATTCTTTAAAGTAGAATCAAACATCGGAAACGTTGAGCCATTCCAGGAGCATTTAATATCTGCTAATAGATTGTCGCTGCAAATGTCAGGCTCACCCGTTAACCATTCGTTATTAAATCTCGTTTCGTTCTTAACTACAAACTCCCAATTTAATACTTCAGAAGCAAATTGGATTGCTTGGTCTTCCATTTGTATACCTTTGTCAGTATATCTACTTGAAAAGTCCTTGTAGATACCTAATTCTTTTTCCTTAAACACCTCCTGGATGTATGTTTTTGCAGTTTCAGATAAAACTTCTGATTTTGTTCTTGCGTCAGTCATCAACTTCCCAAGTGATGAACATCTAAATAAAATTTCTTTTTCCATTTTGTTTTAATTTATTATAATAAATTTTTATTTAATATTGGTTTAAAATATTTAATTAAACTTTTTTCTACTTTATTAATATAAGTCCAATTATAACTATCTAATTCATAACATAAAGCATAATCATAATCTTTTGAATATCTATGTTGATTTAATCTTGATAATATATTTGTACTTTGACCTATGTAAATGCATTGATTGTTTTTCATTAAAAAATAGATTCCACTTTTACGAAAATATTTCCAATCTGAACTATGATATAAAGGTTTTTTTTGAATCCATCTTTTGGTAAAATCAAATTCCATTATAACAAAGAGATTACTGCTTTTTGCACTTCCGTTAATTCAAATTGACTTAATGGCTTTAAAAACTGCTCCTTTGTTATCTCGCCAGTGTCCACCTTTGTAAGTCCATTCTCAAATCGTTCTTGCGGCATTGTAGGTTTCTTGTTCACGTGTTTAGTCACATCGTTAGCGTCGTCATCTTGCATTGACAGAGAAAGCAATGATTGAACGGAGTAACGTCTAAAATAAGAAATACATCCGCCTAATTTTTGAGGGTCATTAATCTCAGGTAGTTTGATTTCAGAGATAAACTCCTCACCCGTTTCGATGTCAATTACTATGCTTTGCACACATCCATTTGCGATAGGTTGTAAGAGCAGTAAATTGTACTTGTGTAGGATTGGCTCAACTACATCTAAAATCGTGTTTAAATCAGCGTATTTAGATTTAAAAAAAGGATTGTCAGCTGACTTGTTAATCTTGCCGATTGCTTGTTTAGCTAAATGTAGCTTGTAATAGATTCCATTTACTCTTGGAATTGCGTCTTCAAATTTTTCTACGTTTTTCATTTTGTTTTGGTTTTAAATTGTTTACAAATATAATACTTATTAACTAATCAAACTAATTAATTGTATTTTTTTATTAA